GAGCGGGTAGTACCTACAATTCTAAGTCCGCTATCACTTGAATTGATGTCTAACCGATATGAAGGCGAAGTAACTCCAATTCCTATATTACCTGACCTATTAATAGTCATCCTTGCATTTGATAAACTAACATTGTTACCATTAACCTCATCGTTAGTTGCAAAAATTAAATCTCCACGACCTTGCGTTGTAGTTCTTTTAAAAAATATACCAGCTTTTACATAAGTATCATTACTAAGCATACTAAATCCTATACTAGCTGAATCTCCATCAGTATCATTTTCATTCGCTATTAGTAAATTATTTGCATCTCCTGATACATCACCAGTTACAGTTAGTTTTCTACCAGGAGCTGTCGTTCCGATACCTACTTTTCCTCCTGATGTAACACGCATACGCTCTGCAAAACCACCTGAATCACGAGTAGCAAAAACTAGCTCTCCATAATTATTAGCATGGTCAATATATTGACATCCTATAGCAGCACTTCCTCCTTCTGTAGCTCCATCATTAAATGAAATTAAAGAATAGTTATTATTGGTTTGGTCAGTGTTAGTTAAGCATAGTCTATATGAAGCGTTAGGACCAAGAGTTGTACTAGAACCAGAACCAGAAACTACTAAGTTAGTCCAAGGATTATTCATTCCAATACCGACTTTTCCATCTGATGTGATACGCATACGCTCAGACCCATTAGTCTCTATTTGCATATAATTACTAGCATGATTATAAAGTATTCTACCTTTGCGGTCAACACCTGAAGTAGAAAAATCAATAATACCTCCTGATGCTCCATTTAAATGCACGATTGAAAAGTTACTTTCCATGCCCATTAAAACACCCGTGCCACTTGGAGCTGAAGATATCGCGCCTGCCACATGCAAGGAGGCTTGAGGACTTGTCGTTCCAATTCCTACGTTTCCTGCAAACGTTGCATTACCATTTTCTCTATCTAATGTTAAAGCGTGAGCTCCTAAACCATAAGCATAAAACTTTAAATCACCAGTACCACCGTGGTTTAATATTTGCCAGTCACTTTGTGTAGAGCCACCAGAAGTTTTAGATTGCATAACAATACCACCATCGTTTGATTGGTGTTTTCTTAAAAATAAATACCTATTATCTGTGTCGTAGTCGTAATTTACGAATAAATTATCGTCTATTTGTATATCACCTGCAAAAAGTGCATTTTGTGAAGTGTCTATGGTTATCGCGGTTGTACCGTTTGTTTTTAATTGAATTGGAAAAGCACCATTTGTTTCAAGTGTAACAAAATCAGAACCATAAGATAAAGCACCTAATGGTGAGTCATCTGATGGATCACCATATGAAAGAGTAGAAACTCTTACAGCTCCTGCAAAAGTTGCAGTCTTATTACTTGCTAATGTTAATGCAAGTTCATTATTACCATTTAATACTGTATTAAATATTAATGAAGCGTCTCTTGTACTACTTGTACTCGTCCAAGTTCCTTCTGCTTTACTACCTATTTGACCCGAAACATAAAACGCGCTGTTGTCACTAGCTCTCGCTCTAAAATCAATAAGTGTTTTTGTATTTGCAACTGAATTAGTTGTGTTGTAAATGTACATAGCTGTACCAGAAGCAGTAGCGTTTTGAAAGGTTGGTATTTGTGAAGTGTCTAATGTAAGCGCTAATGTTCCAGCTGTAAATACTTTAAAACTTGTTTTAGGGTCTATTATAATATCAGCTTGAGCATCTGTAATACCATCTGCATCTAGTAATAAATAACCGCCATATGTACTACCCGCGTTTGAAGATATATATAAATCAGTGCTCGTATCATCAGTACCCATTGTTCCAATGCCAATAGATTTACCTCCAGTGTTACTAAATAACACTCTTGCCTGAGCTGCTCCTCCAGCGCCATTATTACTATCTTTTAAAACTAATGCAGGTGTCGCATCTTCGATAGTAATATCTCCTGATGATATACTTCCTGCAAAAGTTGCATTAGAGCCATTTAATGAAATTACTTCTGTACTTGAAGATGTACCAATGACAAGCGTATTATTTTCACCCCATATATCTGGTGTTGTTGTACCAGTTCCACTTCTTGCTAATTGTAAAGCATAAAAAGTTGAGGCTGAAGCTCCATTTACATCTAGAACTCCTCCAAAAGTTGCATTTTTAGTATCATGGTCTAAAGTTAATATATCGGTTGCTCCGTCATTTTGTGTAAAAGTTAAAAGTTCACCTGAAACAGTTATTACAAAATCTTTATCTGTGTCACCTTCAATTCTTAAAGAAGGTTCTGTTGTACTTTTTGTTAAAGTAAGTGTATCACCTGACGTGTTACTTATAGCTACATTACCTGCAAAAGTTACATTACCATTATTAAAAGTATAACCACTAGCATAAAAATTTAAATGTTGATAACCAGGACTTGCGCTTCTATTAAAACTTTGAATAAAATTGGTGCCTATTTCTATATTTTGTGTTCCACCAGTAGTACCTACAACAAACTTTTCGTTTGGGCTAGTCGTTCCAATTCCAACGTTTCCACTTGATAAGATACGCATATGCTCGTTAGATAAGTCTCCAAATACAAGAGGGTCTCCACCTGTTGACCTAAATTGAAATCCACCTCCTTGATAGTTTATGTAACCTCTGTCTGAATTTGCACTTCTTTCAATTACTAAACCCTGATTTATAGTTGAATCGTCAGTAGTTTTTATATGCAATATTGATGCAGGGTCTATCGTTCCAATTCCAACATTTCCACTGCCTAATATTGTCATTTTAGTACCAACATCTGATATAGCGTTTGTGTTGTTATTTTGTACACCAAACTCTAATCTTGGATTTAAGTAACTTGGACTACCTTGCGTACTTACAATTCTCATATACGCACCGTAATCACCACCAGTAACAGCAGAATGTCTATTAGTTAGTAATATAGCCGTACCATCACCACTCGCAGACATAGTTCCACCTGAAACTCTTAATGGTATGACAACGCCTGCTGTAGAAGACGCACCTTGATTCACGTCAAGTCTATATTGAGGGCTAGACGTATTCACCCCTATGTTACCAGCATTCATTATAACATCCCCATCATTTTGCATTAATATAGGGCTTTCACTTGTTGTATGATTATAAAAATATATTTGAGCTGTGTCGTGTTCAATAGAAAAATGATTACCACCTGTTCTTAAAAAATCTATTTTTCTATCGGCTCCAGAAGAAACTCGTAACGCTCCTTCAACGTGTAATTTTTGTCCAGGCGTTGTCGTTCCGATTCCTAAATTACCAGTATTGATATAATTATTTCCATTATCACATCTAAAAACAAGTTCAGTTGTTCCTGCGTTATTTTTCATTTGAAAATAAGGATCTTCTGAACTTAAATGCCCAAGGTGAAATGTATCTTGACTGTTTACATTTCTAATTTTAATTCCTTCTTGAGCTGAAGCTGCTTTTATTTCTAATTTAGCGCCAGGGGTTGTAGTTCCAATACCAACTAATTTGCTTACGCCATCTAAAACCATAATAGAAGTACCAGTTGAATCTGCAGGCACTCCATTTTTTGCGTTAGAAACAATAAAAGATAAATGACCAAAACCACTACCACCATTACCAATAGAAAAATTTCTACTACTTGCACTACTAGCGGTATCGGTTAAAAATATTTTTGCCATACCACCCCAAGTAGTTGTATCTCCTTTTATGTCAAATTTAGCGCCAGGCGAGTCGGTTCCAATTCCTAAAGATCCGTCATTTGCTATATAAGGTCCACTGTTACTAAGTATTTTATGAATATCTGCCATATCTTTATGCGTTTAAAAATTTAATATTACCTGCAAAGTTATACGCTTTAACATATATCTCCCATTGCCCATCACTACCAGTAGTGTTATTTTCAAAGTTAAATGAATATCTTCTTATAAATCTAGTATAATTACCACCACCTGTTCCAGGATCTGATGTTTGATTGTCGGCTGTAGCGCCAAATCCTACAGGATCACTATCTAGCGAAAATCTAGCAGTACCTAAGCTGGACGCTATACTAACGTCGCCTTCTGCATTGTGTTTAAAGTCGCCATCATTTTCATTGTATATATAACCAAAGTCTTTCATTGCGCCAAAATTTCTCCAATTACCATTTCTACCAGTTCTTAAAACAACTTCATAAGCTACATCTAAAGTTCCAGCTTCAAAAACTAAATTAAAAGTATATGGGTTACTTCCTGTTCCAGAGTATGTCCAACCTAAAAATCCCGTGTATTCTGTATACGCGTTATTTGAATTTATTTTTGTTAGTGTAACTGTATTACCAGGCGATGCATTTGCTTGCGCTACATTGTTTGTTAGTGTACCTGCTAACGTTATTGCACCGCTAGCGTTTATATCACCAAGCACGGTTATACCGTGACTAAAGTCAAATTCATCATTGGTTTCATCCCATAATATTGTAGCATCATTATTAGCATCTACCGCATCTTGTATTCTTATACCTGCGCCACCAGCTGAAGAAGACGTATCAGAACTAGCATTGTAATTTAATGTTATCTCGTTTGCTTCTACATTTATATCTTCTACATTAACAACTGAGCTGTTTCCTACTATATTTAAATTACCGTTAACTTGAAGGTCACCTGAAAAAACAGCGCCAGTACTACTTATTGATAATTGATGAGTATTATGGTTTCCACCTGCTCTAATATAAGTTGTACTACCACTTTTAGAAGATACATATGTACTACCATCACTTGTACCAGATATAATCATATAGTCATTAGTACCACTTTGATGTGATGTTTTCATTCCAACATAATCAGCACTAACCGAAAACGCATCTTCACCTAAAATTAAATCACCATTATCTACTTTTACTCCACCTTGAAAAGTTGCTAAACCATTTTTATGTAAAGTAAGTTGTTCTTGAAAACCACCATTGGCTGGGCCTCTAAAAAACTTTAAGTTACCATCTGTAGTACCTCTATCACTTATAGCCCATCTTATATTACCTTCTGTATAACCACTACCATGTCCAAAAAATATTTCAGCTACATCATCAGTACCAGTTCCATTAAGATGTAATTCACCTCGATTAGCGCCTCTAAAACCTCTACCAAGTAATTGAAAATCTGTTTGTATATTACCAACAAAAGTTGCTTG